TTCCTCTATAAGGAGGTCAGTAAGCTCAGGGATCTCAGATCCAAGAGTCTCCTGTTGACGCTCATAGAACGTCTTCATGTAGTATGAACGAAGTTCATACTCCTGTTGCTCAAAACTATATTTCTTGAGCAAGTACCTCAGGCGCTTAAATAAGCGCTCACAGTCCTCGATAGTGTTAATACTATCGACTCCGTTCATTATTTTGAACGAGCGATACGCAAGAGTCCTAGACATCTTGCGGTCCACTTCCTTTATAGAATAAAGGGGTGGTTTGACAAACATGTCGAGACTAGAGAGGAAGTCTTTTTCAAAGAGAAAGACCTCGTCGTCTGAGACAGACCTGTCTAACAGACTCTGGACCATCTGAACAAGTCGACTAATGTAAACATTAGCGACTCCATCCCTAGCACCAAATAGGGCTTGGGAATCAGTGGACTGCTTTCTAAGCCACACAAAGAATGGTGTGGTTGAAAGGTAGTTAGGATCGTATGTTTCATCGTTCCTTAACCACTCGACTAACTCATTAAATGAGTCGTCACCCTCGGACGATATGAATATCGAACGAGATTTGAACTCTAGTGAGTCCAAAGCCTTATAAGCAAGGGAAGTTAACCTTGCTAGCGGTGGCATAGCTCCCTTTTCTTCATCAGAGAAGAGGCCTGCATACCTTGCGGGAATAGAGCACATAGTGCTTATCGCAGACCGGATAAAATCCGATCCAAAGCATTGGTACTGAAGTACAAGTGCTTTCTCATCGGGTGATGAGGCGCTATTCAGGCGGGGCCCCACATAGTAGGACCTGTCTCGAAGCCGGAGAAACAACTCACGGCAACACGCCCAATCGTCGAAAGATTTGACGACCAGTCTGGGAGATATCGCAGATATCTCATCTCCATCGAATGAGTTTCGTTTAACGAACTCACTAATTCTTCTGGATTTATCCACAAGAAGGGACTTAGTCAAGTTAATCTTGACACCCAAGGCATTCATTATTATAGAATAATAATGAGCGATTCCTTGGTGACATATAAATATGTCATCACCGACGATGCCGTAGAATCTCGATGGATTCAACATGAGATCTTGAAAGACCCCAGATTTGACAGCAGCGTACCACACCACGAAGTGATGTGATAGGGAGAAAACTGCCCAAGAGGACAATAATCCCATGGGTTGCCCCACACGGTACCACTTCCGGTTAAAGGGAAGCTCCGTCATTGCTCTTCTCCACATAGTAGAGAGAGCTCGACCACCCGGAATAACCAGGCGTAAGACAGTTTCAGAGAAACTGACTGGGAATGCGTCTGTCGCGCTCGATAAATCGAAACACGCAACAAAGTTACTGTCTCTCGTAAGAGTAGACAGTGCCCGAAAACCATTCTCATGAGAGAATGTGTAATCCGATGGTATATGACTTAGGACCTTAAAGGCCCAGTCATGTATTGGTGACAGGGCATATTGTACCCAGAAGTCACCAATAGCTATCACCCTGGTTTTATAACCAGGGGCACCAAATGCGACGTTTCGACGCAGTTCGGCAGTCCAAGATCGTCGACCCTTAGGGGGAGGACTCTCGTAAGCCGATGCTTTCATAGAAGGCATCGAGTTTTGACCAATGAGATTACTCATTGTCAAGAGGAAATCTGAATAGATTTCTCCACTACGAAGTACAGTCTTCTGTGCCTTCGCT